GATCTGGCCCGCCCAGGAGCCGAGCGGCCCGAGCGAGTCTTGCATGGAGGAGGCCGTTTTTGCTGCCGCATTCTCGATTTCCGCGAACATGTTCCGCATCTCTGCGGCCACCGTCCGGGCCACCTCTCGGTTTCGCTCCAGGTCCGCGCCCTCGGTGAACTCGGCGATAATATCTGCCATGTCCTCTGCGGCCAGGCCGCCCGCCTCCGAGACCTTCCGGATGAACTCCTCCACATTGCCGGCGGCAACGTCTCGCATCATGTCGTAGAAATCGTCGATCTGCATTGCGCCCAGGAGCTGATTCATTATATTCTGGGTCTGCGCGCCGCCTGTGCTTTTCCGCCATTCCGAAAATTGCATGGACCCGCCCCCAGCCGTTGCTCCCATCCCAACGGGCAGTGCAAAATTCTCGAAAAGGCTCCGATCCCGCATCACACTATCAGCAGACAACGGCTCACGAAGCCCTCGCCGGATGCTCGCTTGAGTCCACCGTCCCTCACCGCTCAAGATCGCCTGGGTATTTGCGCGAAGTTCCTCCGTATTTTTTGCAAGCTCCTCTTGCATTTTCCGGAGTTCTTCTCCCAAAAGGTCTCCGTAGGACGGGCCGTCGTCGCCGAAAAGACTTCCAGCTAAAGATGAAACCAACCCTGCACCAGCCGTGATAGCAGATAACCAACCAAAACCACTAAGCCCACCCCCGGGTTTCGCACCACCAGGAAGTGCTCCTTCTATATCTGGTCCACTCTTAGTGAAAGCTCCAAGAATGCCTTGTAAACCTTCACCGCTAAGTAATTTGTCCATCGCAATTTGCGAAACAGTTTGTGACCAAATATCTATGAGAGAGTGCGAAAAAGACCGAAAATAATCTTCAAAGTCGTCAAGTTCACCTTTAAGAATATCTCCAAGGACTTTAGATATGGAATTTTGTATATTATCTCTTGTATTTTCCCAGAGTTTATCGACCTTTTTGAGAGTCTCAAAATATTTATCGTATGCTCTGTCAAGTCCTCGTTGAAAAGTTGTTTCGTCGATAAAGCCTTTACGCAACAACACCCGAAGTTCACCTATCTCATCTTGAAGAACTTCAAATGGGGTGCGGAGGGATTTTGTTATAGAGGCTGCTCTACTTTTTAACTTTTTGTCTACTTCTTCAGATTTTTCTTTTAATTTATCAAAAGAAGCTATTAAATATTCCATCTCATTTGAATCGGGGCCAACACTAGAAGGAAGTCCACCATACCATTCATCGGGTGTTTCTGATAAGGCGGACATGGTTTCCTTAAATTTTTCATTCGCGAAAGATAAGAAGTCGGATAAAACACCTTTAGCGGCTGCAAAATCACTTTTGATGATTTCTAGAAAAGTCTTCCCAAAATTTTCAAGACCTTCCGGGAGTTCGGCTACCCAATCTTTTAATGGATCTATATTTTTAGTTATATCTATACCTTCAATTTCTTTAGCTTTTTCAGCAAGTTTGTCGAGCATAGAGAACCCTGGCACTAACTGATTAAGTCCAAAAGCTAAAGTGTCACTTACATCAAATTTTGATAAAAATCTTGCAACCGCTTTAAACTTTTCTAGTAAATATGTAAGTGCATCATCTGCTGCAGTTTTTATATCTTGCCAGATGTCCCTAAACCAAGTAAACCATTTTGATATACTAATATTAAATATTTTTGCTAACGCTCTAAAAGCAGTTACTAGACCATAAACAAGACCTACCCCAAGGGTTATAGGAGATATTAACAGAGAGAAGTTTTTTACGGTTTTTATAAGTGTCGAATTTAATCTTATAAACAAGTTTGTTATTAACTTTGTGACTTTTAATCCAACCATAGCTCCCTCAGCTATTAACAAGTAACGGACAAAAAGTTTTAACTCTGGTTTCAGGTTTTCTATGACTACAGCAAATCTAGCTATACCTAAAACAAATCCTTCAACTGCTGAAAGCGCCTTGTCAAGTCCCCAGTTGATTTTTTCTAGCAACACAATAAACGCTTGCTGATTTCCTAAATCGTAGAACGCTTCGTTGACTTTTTGAATATGTTTATAAACTGTCTCTCCAAAAATATTCCCGACATTATTCCCTTCTGCCGCGAGGTTTTGAGCAGTAACAATAGCCTGTTGCATCGCAGCTTCCCAATTTCGCATAGCAGCAGTGACATTTCTCTTGAGCATTTCTTCTTGGACACGTTTGGCAGCATCACCTGTTTTTTCTAGAATCATTCGAACAATTTCTGCCTCGTCCCCGACACCTTTGAGCTTCTTTACTTCTTCATCACTTAACACTCCAATATTTTTTAGCATCCTGAGCATGGCGTTAGTAGCACGCATCTGACCTTCTAACAAACCCTGCCACTCACTTCTTATCTGTTTTATCGTGTTACCTGTGGATTTAGCGACTTGGACTAGCATATCATTAAAAGCCGCAAACTCGTCCATTTGCTCAGGCCCGATAAAAACACCATGCTGAGCAAGCTCACTATAGGCTGTGACTAGTTCTTCTATAGTGGAAACCGATTGGGTAGAAACTTTAGCGAGCGCGGCTGTATTTCCTGCGGCACGGTCTAAAGCGCCAGCGAAATCTTCAAGGCGCCCTGTAGTCATTGTGTAATATCCGGCTAGCTCAGCTTGAAGCGCGGATAATTCCCCCGAAGCAAGAATGGCTTCTCGAAAAATTTCTACTGTTTCGTAAAGAACATTTTCAAGTGCGTTCATTGCTCGATAGGCGACAGTGAAACCTATAGCGACTGCACCAAATCTCTGCCACCATGTATCAAGAATACCACTAAACTCTCGACCTGATCTTGTGGTACGTCTAGTAGTGCGATCAAATTTCTTCAATCGCCTATCTGCAGCGTTAATTTCCTTTCCTAGTTGGTCAAATTGCTCCTCGGTGATATTTCCTTCGTGTCGCAGTTTCTTTAACTCAGTGTAAGTCCCGGAGACGGCTTTTCTATACTCTTTCATCTCCAGGTCAGACATTTTAGCGAAGTCTTTTCCTCCACGAATAGTGGATAGTCCTCGCATTAACTTTTCTGTCTTTTTTAACTCATCATTGAATTCCTTAATCTTAGATTCGCTTCCAAATCTTTTGACCTCGTTAGCAGTTAGTTTTACCTGTTGGCGGAGCTTTGTTCCCTCTAGACCTAATTTCCCGAATTTTTTCTGTACACGGTCGATTCTAGGTGCCAAATTAGATATTTTTGTTGTTATATCGCTTAACGCTTTTTCTTGGCCTGGGAATGGTGAGCGACGTTTTAACTCTCGAAATTCTTTGTTGAGCTGTTGATACTCTGCGCGGAGGATTTTTACATGATCTGGGAGCTTCTTGGCGTGAGAAAGAGCTCCAGCGAAAGCACTAGAGCTCGATTTTGAAATGTCTCTAAATCCGTCGTCTATTCTCGAAAGACTTTCGTTAACTTGACGAATTCCCCGCTTAAAGGCATCAAGTTGGAGTTCTAGTTCTACCTGTTTTTTCACCTGTAGCCTCTTTAAACAAAGCGTTTAATTCGTTTTCATAAAACCCTTCTGTGTAGGGTCCATGAATCTTGAGAGCTTTGTCAATATCGGATTTAGACTTACTTAAATTCCATGCCTTGCCAGTGCAAAGCATGTTTAGCGTTCTTTGACGTTCTGCTTCGTTGTAAAGAATTTGTAGTTTTTCATCTGGTAACTTTAAAACTTCGAAGATGTCTACATGTAGTTGATTAGCGACTGATCCAGCCTTCTTGAGACGTGTTACTGATCGTCCCGAGAAGGCTGTGGGAACAAATTTTCCATAATATGAGAGATAATACCGGAGGTGGCAGCAAATCCATAACCTTCAAGGTCTTTCTCAGAACATCCCAGAAGTGTTCTAAGCCCTGCTTTGTGATCTTCCTGATCTTTCGAATCGAATAGTTCTCTAACTTCGTAAGGTACATCCTTTACAATGAACTCTTTTTGTCCAATTTTTATAGTAACGGCGAGTTCACTAAGATACTGATCTACGTCAAAAACTTTACTTTTCTTTTCGTTCATCTGTTTCTCCTTAAGCAATGTTAATAATGTTACCACTATCATTAGGTGTGAAAATTAGCCTCACGTTTATCGGCTGCTGTTCGTTTGTGCCTAGCGTCATATTATCTAAATTTAGCAAAATTTTACACTTATACAAAGTGATTGTCGCGTTTGTTGTAGTGATAACCACCTCTCCGAAAGCGTAGAGTTCTAAATCGCTTCCTATTGTAACACCTGACCACTTATAAAAACGAAATGTGCCTTCGCCACCATAAACTACAGGCGTTGGATCATAATCATTTGAAACTTCAGCCTTGTCTTTATGGAGGAGGCGTAAAGTGCCCCCTCCATAAGTTTTTCCTAAATCACTACCACCGTGAGTGATAGTTGCTGGACCACACAAATAAAACATCAGGTGACACTAGTTTTTCCGAATGTGGCTACCTTACCATTAGAATCAGCATAAGCTGTAGCCTCAAATGAAATTACTCGCTGGTTGCTCATATCATAAGCCATTTCGGCTGTGGCTTTAATACCAGCATTGTGAAGAGTAATCCATTTATTTTCGTCGGTAGTAACTGATCCGTTTACGTAAGGCTTAATAATTAATTCGCCACCATTGTCAAGCAGAGAGGTTCCTACATTCGTGTTAATCTGAACTTTTTCGTCATCCCCGTCAGTAACACGTGTTTCATTCATAATGATAGCAATATTAGCCAAAGTAATATCCGCAAGGTTGCCAGAGACCGTGACAGTTGTTCCAGTGAGCTGTTCATCCACAGGAACCTCGCCATCTTGATCGGTATGCAGGGTTACTGAATTCTGGTTCATAGAAACAGTAAGGCCGCCCTGCGTTTTGCCTAAGTCACTACCTTTGTAAGAAACCTGACAGGGACTAAGTTGATAGTCAGCCATTGTTCCTCCTATAAAGTATCATAGTCATAATTTACCTTGATTTCTATACAAAAAACGAAACGGTTGTTTTCGTCTTTTCCAAGGTCTTCGGTTTCAATCGGACCTGATATAGTCCAAGTCCCATCTACTGTTCCACGCTTGTTATTAAACAAGTTGATTAATTCGTATGTTTTCGTCCTTGTGGTTATATAATCAAAATAGGCTACTAAAATTCTTATTATTGTAGCCCACATTGGCGTGTGTTCTGCAAAAATTGTTCTTCCTACAACTACGATACCTTCATCGACTTCATTGACAAAATATTGAAGAAACAAATCTGTACCTGTGGAATGTGTTGTATTAGAAGCAATATATTCCGCGACAGTTTCTTCAATCATTTATAGTTCCTGTTCCACCAATCATCTACGGCAAGGTCAATTGCAGTCTCGATGTCGTGGCGTGTAGGGTAGACTTCAAAAAATTCCTCAAGATTAATTTCAGCGTAGTCAAATATAAGCGAATATCCTTCACCATACGCTTTTTTCATAGACCAAACAAAAATGATTTCGTTTCTTGCACCGCTCGGTTTAGCGCCTTTATAAAATGGCCCTATAATTTTCCTTTCTCCTACATAAGCCGCCCCATGAGCTTTTAAATGCCATTTACCTGTGGTGCGTGTGTAAATTTTTCTTGGATCACGCGTTTTTCTTGATTCGTCATAGGGAAAGTCGGGGGCGTTTTTTAATTCTCTGTAGAGGTATTTAGCTACAAATTCGAGGATAAACTGTTCTTCTCGTGGTGGAAGCTCTATCGTTACTTTACCAGTATGTTCAGACATAAATAGCCTCTACATGGTGAAAAGCGCCATCACGAGCATAAAATCTATCCCAATCAACGAAATCATGCCGTGTACTCCCACTCATCCAATAACAGTTAGTTAAATCAACATCATTTGCAAGAAAAACCAGTCCATCTCCTAGTTTTTCTGATACTGTGTGACCTTCTCTGTGAGTTAAAGACCTGACAACAACTTCTTCAAGCCACACATCATAAGAACCTAGAGAAGTTGTCGTTTTTTGATGCTTCCAGTTTACAGTTTCTCTGATGATAGTGATTGTTTTGTTAGTTCTCATCAGAAGTAAACTTCCAACGGTCTATATTTTGATGATCGTCTCGTTCATCTGATGTACTGGAGATTTTACCAGCATTGACCGTCATTGCGTATTCTTTGTATATTTTGTTGTAGAATTCGTATTTCTGTGATAAGTTTTCGTAAGTTTTTCCCATACGATAAGTCGGCTGGAATTTCTTGCGTAGTAAATCAAACGCCTTCAAACCAGCCAAACTTATCTGGGAAGATGTGTAAGCGGAAGTCAGGTGTGTGATCTCTGTGGAAGTGAGATCATCATAAGCCTGACTTCCGATTTCTAGTAATAATTCACTTTCTAGCATTATGCAATCACATCGTAAGCATAAAGGCCAAGATCGCTAGCCAAAAGTACCGGATCGGCTTTAATCTTCGCTTCAATCCGCAACGAATTATTCAACCACGGCATGTCGATCCGCTGGGTGCCTATATTTGTCCCATCCTGACCTTTATAAGTCAAGAAATACCCTGCGGAGGGTTTAAACTTGCTTGGGTTATCCGGTGTATAGATAAGCAAGAATTTTTTGCTGGACATGAACCCTGTAGCACCTGAGTTAATGGTGTCAAGCACAGTGATCTGATCTAGTTCGAACAACCGTGCCATGAGATTCATTGTCACAACTTTATCGTCCGTAGTTTTCATTTTTCCTGTAATATCTGTGTTAGTCTTGAGTGTCCTATACACATCAGGTGTCGTGATCGCACGGTTAGGTGAAAATCCAGTAGTCTTGAGAACATCTTCCTTCCATCCCAAAACATCTGAAACTGGAGTAGAGCTACTGTCGCTCCATTGAGTGAAATCGCTAGAACCCTGTTTATCCGTCCCCCACACACCAGAGGTAAGATATTCAGAGTTAAGCTCCGAGGTAAGAATCCGACTAAGCCGATTTACGACAAATTGGACAGCATCACGGACAGGATCATAAGGATTGTCATATTCAGCTACATCATCTGAAGAAACATCTTTATGAAAAGCATACTCAATGAGCGTGTATGCCTGAGAGCTGACCGCGTAATCATCGCCACGAGACTCTACAGAGCCCTGGCGCATATAATCGGTTACTGTTCCAATATAGTACCAGTCTTCCTTGTCGTATTTAGCAATATATCCCGAAAACCGTGCGGTGTTGATTTGCGGGAATACTCTAAAGGCAGGGATGCCGGACTCTTGGACGTACTTGTTCGCTACATCTCGAACAAATTGTTCTTTAATTACATCACCCCAGTAAGGCATAATCCCTCCTTAGTACAAGAATACTTGTGCTTTAGTGTCAGTTGTCACAGCTTCTAGAACATGCCCACGAACGACGTGGGAACCGACAGTAGCCTTTTTGAAAACGCCAGCAGAGCCCGCCACAATGGGGTCCTCTGCGCTCAGGTTACTATCAGCTCCATATACATACGCTTCGGTAATCCCATGCACAACAACCTGTGAAGGTTCGCCGGCAGGTCTACCAATACGAACAACGCCAAAACCGAAATCACCGATAGAGGCAGTTTTTACGCCATCAGTCCCGACGACATAGGCTTCTTGATCGGTGAGGGCAGTAGAAGCAGGAACAACGTTTGCAGTTACAATGTTGACATCAGTCATAGTTCCTCCTTACAAGTTAAACTCTTTTTCGACCTGAACAATCGCATCAGATTCAGGCATACCGCTAGCTACTAGCTGTTGAATCCGCTCTTGTTTCTTGGTTTGTTTTTCTGTTTCGGGATCAGGTACCTCAGTAGAACCCTGTGCTCCACCTATAGCATTGATTTTTTCTTGGTAAGCCTTCAACATCCCGCCCAGCTTGAGGATTACTTCAGTGTCGAGCTTTCCATAAAGCCCTACAAGAGTGTTTTTCTCCTCGTCAGAACAAAAGGACAATTTTTCGGCTAAGTTTTCTTTTTCAAGAGCTTCGATACGAGATTGATACTCGTTAATCTTAGCTTGCGCCTCCGGAGGGAGATCATTTTCGATAGGCTCGTTGGTCTCGAGCTCAGCGATTTTTCCTTTGAGGGCTGTGATCTCCTCATCTTTCTTCGCAATCACGCTAGCCTCAATATCGCTTACTACCTCAGGATAATTCTCCCGCAGAGACTGGACTGTAATTTCCATGTTGCCTCCATTTGATGTTTGTATACTATCAATCATTCCAACTTTAAGGGCTTCTTTAGTAAAAAGTGTTCCGCCCTTACCGAAGTCTTTTTTCACTTTCTCGGTGGTGACGCCGCGATAGACGGCGACTTTCTCTATAAAAATTCCCTCCAACATATCTAAATGTTGCTGGAGGACGGCTTTACCTTCATCTGTTTCTGGATTTGGACGTTTGTTAGGTGCATTACCACTGACGAAAACAAATTCATCATCAGAATCTTTCGTTATTGCCATAACAGCTCCGATACCACCAAAAATGTCTGTATCAGAAGTCGCAGTGAGAGAACTCATTGCAGAGCCTATCCAATACGCGCCACTACAACACATCCCACTAACAGTTCCGTGGACAGGCATAATCTTCGTGGTTTCGTGAACTTTAGAAGCAAAGGCGTCTACTCCACTGGCTTGACCACCTGGACTATCAATCGCAAATTTAACCTCTTTAATTTTCCCAGTTTTTTTCATTGAAATAGCCTGATCGAGTTGGTGGGAAGCATCCTCTAATGATGTCCCTACACCGATAACAGTAAGGATATTAGAATACTTGAATAGAGGTCCCACCAACTCGATTACGGCTTTATTATTTTCGATTTTAGGCTCACGAAAAGAAACGTCACCTACATCGAAGAAAGTTTCTGCATCATCATTAATCATTTCTATAACAGAACGCAACTCTTTTTCTTCCATTGCCCAATCACTCTTTGAAAGGAATCTCATAGCAGATGTTGATTTTTGAGCTGGGTGGAAGGAACCTTTTTTAGACTCGCAGTGTGCTTTAGCTTCGTCAGAAGAGAAAGACGGAGTGGGGTAGCGGTAAGCTTGGATCTCCGATTTACCGTCTTTAATACCGTAAAGCACGTCTATATCTTTACCATTAACTTTCATTGCGTTTTTCTCTGTGCGGATTTTATCGTATTTACTAGGGTCGTTTATACGACAACTATGATAATTAGGATATGGCACTGCATGGCTCCTTTTAAATCTAGAATGTTTAGTCTTGATTGTAGGAAATTGGAAAAATTTTGTGGAATAAAAATTTATTCGTTTGTAATGTTGTTAGGTGGTTTTGATTGGTTTAGGCGTTCTTTTAAATCTTTCTCGTTATCTGCTGTGTAAGGTACATTTATTTTTTCGAGCATGGATTTTTCGAGGGTAATTGTTGGGTCGATCACGCCTTCTTTAACAAGACGTACAACAAACGAGGCAAGTTTGTCTATATCGCGCCGTTGAACATCTTTAAACCTGAAGGTAGGTGTAGTTGTCTTATCATTAAGGATACAAATGTCACGAATCAACTGGCGTTCGATAGTTCTAGCTATCATTTGTAAAAAAGCGTTGCAGATAAAATGAAAGTCCTCGACAAGTTCTGTGACATTGGTGTTGTTAGTTGAAGCAAATCCCCCAAGCACAGCAAATGTTTGTAACAATCCTACCGCGATTTCTGTATTATAACGATTAATAATTTCTACTGTTGGAATGGTTGTGCGAGTCTCACCGCGTAAAATTTCTAACTCCCATCCATAAGGTTTTACTACACCTTCTACATGATCTCGACGAACGTCACCGACAAGAGTATTAGCCCAAGTCAAAGTAGCGGCATAAGAAGCGTCGTAGCTTGGTGAATCTGTATCAGCTTTATTAAAGTCAAACCCTTCGGGGGCGGTCAAAACAGGAAGCCCACCAAGGTCACGGTCTATACCAAGAGCCTCGGCTGCTTCGATAGAAGATTTGTAGTAATAAGGTTTATAAACTTGTCTTAAAAATGACTCCCCATAAGGGTTACGACAATGTTCTATAGGCACAAAATGGACACATTTTGCGATGGGAATTTCTGCCGAGCCTCCGCTCCAACGTTGGATAGCTTTATCATCACGAAAATCGTCTATAGTTGTTTGGTATCTTGGCTCCACATCTTTCAAAACTATTTTTCCGTTTTTGGCTTGCCAAACCTTCTCGTTAAGAGAAAAACCAAAAACAAAACTACTTGTCATGTCTGATATAAGAGAAGCCATCCCGTAAGGTAATGATTCAAGCTGAGATGATATAAGGCTTGTGTTAGGCCCAACAATTTCCCAATCAGCGTGTTTAAAAACGTTTTCTAAACGCAGCATCAGACCACCTATTATTGGGTCGTTTAATCTCATATTACGAAATTTTGTGAGCCCAGAAGGTGGTTCCAGTTCACTCATTGGGTCTTTATCGGTAGCATCTGTCCAGCCCTTGTGACCTAAGGGGGTATGTTGTTTAGATATTTTACCGACGTTGGCAGCTTTGAGCGCGATATTTTGCTGTTCTAATTCTTTGACTCTTGTTTTTAACGACTTTCTTCCAAACATGGTTTCTCCAAGTAATTTGTTACGTGCAAATTACATGACAAATTTTTTGTACTTTCCGTATTTATCACGTCTTTTGTTTATTTGTTGCACCTTCAGTGTTTTAGGTTTAACAGTCATGGCAACAGTACCCCAGTCAAGTGTGCCCGCCTCATGAGCCATCATTAACGCATCAGCATGGTCAGGCGAAAATCCTAGCCGGCTGATAAATTTCTTTTTAGGTTCCATTGTAATCGGGCCTTGAGAATAATCAAAGAATAAATTTGCTAATTCTTTTTTAAGATTCTCCGGCGGATCGGTCGAGAAATGTAAAATTTCAAAACCTTTACTTAGCCCGTAGTAACCTTCCGAACGACGGTTTATGTACATTGACGAGGAAAATGCTTTTTCGCTTCCTTTAAACTCTAAAACTTCGAACAGATTTTTATCTCGCAAGTTGCTTATAACACCACTTCCAGGACCTAAACCGTCCACGACAGCTTTGAATTGTTTTCCTTTGTATAGGTTTTCCCACAATCTTATAGCTTCTTTAGCAACATCAGTAGGATTTCCAGAAGAAAACACGTCCCATCGTTTTATTGTTCTTCCTTGTTTATGACAAAAGACAGTTTTATCCGCCATGCCTCCCACATCTATTGACATGACTATAGAACCGTCAAAAAGTGAACGATTGGTTGAGACGATTCTATCAAACACCTCTGGAGACACGCATACAGTTTCTAGCAACTGTATAGGCATGCCCAGAACTTTTGCTTTATACATAGAAGATTCTTTACCATAACGGGCTATAATTCTTTCTATGTAAGAGTTATCAACTAGGGGGGATTCTCTTGAATCGTAGTAAAGAACTTTGTAAGCCGAACCTTTTCCTAAAGGGTCGGAAATTGTGTCGTAGTAATAACCACCAGTAGACACAGGGTTTGAGATAAGCATCGTGTAGGTATCTTCACTTGTCGAGGCGCCTTCAAGTGCTGTGAACACTGGATCAGGCACGCCAGAAGCCTCATCGACTACGACAAGGAGATATGGGGCATGAAAACCAGCAAGGGTATCGTTGAGTGCGGTTTTGTCGCTTTCTTTCGGTACTGTCCTAGCGACTGCATACCATTCTTTAAACCCTTTGATGAAGAGTTTATCGGAGTAAAGATCAAAAAGTTCAGATAACTTGCATCTGTTTTTCCAAAGTGCAACTTCACTCCAAAGAACGTCTTTTAATTGTTTTCCTGACGGGGCTGTGGTAGGGACTTTCGCGAAGGGATGCGTAGAAAGGAACCACAAAATAAGTAAAGCGGCCTCAGCTGTCTTACCGAGGCCGCCACCAGCAGAAACGCATATATTTCTATGCTTTACTAAAGCGCGGGAAATTTCTTCTTGTTGCCAGGTGAGTCCTTCACATTTAAGCCCTGTGAAGTTTATATATCTATTAACCCACCCAACAAAGTCATTAGAATATTGTTCGTGTAGTTTTTTACATATCCGAAGCACCTTTTGTTGTTGTTGGTTCATCGTTTACTTCATCCCAGATATGATCCAGTGCACTAGCCTTGGCAGAGTTTTTAGGTCTAAGAATTTGCTCGTAGAATCGTGTTAATGTATTAGCCGCGCTTACCACATCTTTGATTGTCGGCCCCATGTCCTCTGGACTATTGTCGTCAGAGATAACTTCGAGAAGCCTGCGGCTTATTTTAAAAACGTTTACATATCCCTCGCGCATGATCTTGTTATTTGCTTCGTTTTGAAGCGCCATATCAAAAGCCCGCTCATATTTGGGCTGTTCATAGAAAAGATCAACGAGGGCGTTGGGCTTGATACCCAATTTCGCCTCTACAACATTAATCTTTCCTATCTCGATATAGGTAAGCGCAAGTTGACGAACGAAATTTGGATCTTCGTCAAAACGTCTTTGGGCTTGTTCTTTATTTAACATTTCATCCATTTTATAAAGGGCATATTTTTATTGAGTGTTTATTTTCGTGAGATATGGAATTTCCAAAGCATCTCGATTATACGTATTCCGCAAATTAATGAACGTTCAGGTAAAGGGTCGAGTTTTAATGTTTCGCCATTATATTTTATATACCAATCATCGTGTACGGTATACCCAAGGTTTACTGCCATATTTGGTAATAAAGTACGTATCGGTGCACCATTTTTCAACAAGAATAACGCGTTTGTTTGTCGTAAGAAATCTTCCGTAACGAGATCATGAGGCAAAAAACTATCAATAGTATCTCGCATCAAATGAGCTTGTTTTATTTCTAGTGCCTTACAGTAACGTTGTAGTCTAGCTCGTTGGCCCATCGTTACGGGTATAGCGACATTAGTTTTCTTCAGGCTCATGAATCTGCATCTCCTTGTGAATTTCACACAACTCGAAAACTTGACCTTTTTCTGTTATCGCGATAATAATTGATGGTTCTCTACATTCTTCCACAGAACATATCCCAACTAACCTTATCTTTACCACGTTCATACTACCTCCGTCAACTTTTTGTCTATTTTGGTTAATAAATCTTTTACTGCGTTTATCTTACTTTGATCTTTAGAAGTTTTAACCGCGATAAGCTCTTCGTTTTCTCCAGTTGATTCTGCCTGGACATATATCTCATCTTCAATATACTCGACTTGAGTTTTGAATTTTTTACTTTTTCTTCCTATCTGCATAATAACTTCACCAGCAGTCCCTCCAGAAGATATGGCGTGGCGAATTTGCTGAGTAGTTAAATCAAAGTTATATGCGGATGACAAAAGCCAGTTATCATTTTCATTATAAATAACATCCTTCATATCGTAGTAAATAAGATTAAGAATGTAATCTGTTATAGTAACACCAGAAAGACGTGCTTTTGTTTCGATTTCTTTTTTAATATTATCTGGTAGTCTTAATCCTATAAAAGCCATTAGTCTATTATCCTTTCCAAAAACCACTCTTTTCCTTTAAGAATTTGCCTAGCATATCCCATAGTTTCTATTTGCTCGATAACAGATTTAAAGCCGTCATTATCAAGATCACCTCGTAACATTCTAGCTACCGTTTTTATGCTTACTTTCCCTTCATTCGCCTCAATAACCTTTAAAGTACGATTTATATGTATGGCGTATGGGTTAGCTCCGGCCATCATATACGCAAGGCGTAATTTTGGGTCTACTTTGTCTAGAATATGAATAGCCCTTTTTAAATCTTGTGCGTCAATGGTCGTTTTTAAATCTCCAAGTGCCATTAATCCAGCTACTTTTAAAGAATGAGTCTTGATTTTTCGTACTAGATAATCTGAAATGCGGCTGTCTTCTGTGACATCTATAATCTGTTTATTATACCATTCATCATAGAATTCTTCGGCGTCTTTAGAAAGTTTCATCTCGCCGGAAGAACTTTTTATCTTAAAAAGAATTTCAAGGGCGCGATGTCTTGCTTGAAGTTGTTTATCTGTAACGATTGTTTTTGAGAATTTTCCACGTGTTGTGTCCTCGTAGATAGGAATAAATCTAGCAAGTAACCCAGTAGCAGATATATCATTTGCTAGGTTTTTTCCAAACCAATCTGGTACTAGGTTACCGACTAGATTCACGAATGGGTAAGGGATAGTATACTGCCCTTGATGTTTCGTTCGGTCTTTGTAGACCTTATCTTTCGAATAAATCTCGGTTAAAAATTTAACGATGTCTGAACCACCAGAAGCTAAAAGAGAGTTAAATTCATCGGCTAGAAAAGTTACGCTGCAATGCTGGAAAGATTCTCCATCGTCTAAATGACATTCATCTATACTTTCCATCATGTCTTCGACTAACTTTGCTTTTGTTATAGACCCACTATAAACTATAGCATCTACATCTTCTAGCATCTCTGCACACGTGTCCATGCTAGTAGATTTGCTGATTACTCCTGGTGGACCAAGCAATAAGATATAAAGATTTAAGTAAACGTTAAAAAATCCCCTATTCAACCAATATTGTTTTCCTGCTGTACCTGCAATAGCCGATAAACCTAACCATAGATGAACATTTTCTGGTGTCTCGTTTCCTTGTGTGTACTCCCTGTAATGTTCCAGAAATTGGCAGTATTTCATTGTAAGTTCTCATAAACATTTTTTAGACCATTTAAATCTTTAATTTCTTTAAGTTCGCCCCAACAGTAACCTATCTTAAAATCTAGGGGGATGGTTAATTCTAGACCATTGACGGTGATAGGCCGTTCGGTTATTTTCTTCATTTTTAAGATAGTGTTCTCTATACATTGAAAATCGTCAGGCACTTGACAAAGAACTGAGTCATGTCCATGTTGGCAAAACTCAAATTCTTTTATCTGTTTGTAATAATCAACTATGGCATAATTAAGATAATCAACTGAAGTAGATTGTGGTTCGGCGGCTACAGCGTCAGTCAACATCTTATCAAAATTGGGGCCGAAGAATTGGATTACCCGACCAAAACAAGTACGGATGACGCGGCTCATTCGCACTTCCGTGTTTACTCGATTGTGCCATTCAGCGAGTTTCGGGCGTAGATAGAAATAATTTTCTTTATGAAGTTTGGCTTCTTTTGGACTACATGCAAGAGTGCGAGCTAGACGAGGCCAACCATACAGATAATGAGTTGCATGAGTAATCTTTTTTGCGGCGTCTCGGTAAGTTTTCCCTGTACCTGGGTTAAGGTCGCGGACGTTCTCGTATGGTATCCCAAAAAGCGCCATTGCCACTACGGAGTGTTGATCTTTTTCATCAAAAGATCTGAGCCAATCTTCGTCACCTGTAAGAGCAGCGACTATTCTAGCTTCTGCGTTGGAAAGATCAGGTTCGAGAAATATCTTGCCAGGGTCACTTTCATAGAAGGTTCTAATTTCATGAGGTTGTGTTTGAGCATTAAAACCTGTGCCTAGAATAGACTTAGAAGTAGACCATCGACCAGTATAGGTGCCACAAATGTTATGAGAAAATCTTACCCGTGAATCTTCATCACATTTTATGTTATAGAAATCCCGCATTTTATACTTTTTCTTCATGTATAAAATTAGGCCAATATGGGGTTTGAAAGGTGTAGGATAACGTTCTAGTTCTTGTAATTTCTCTGCCTCTGTGGTTAAAGTCTTTTTACCTTTATAAACTTTGTATTGCTTTGGCATATCCCACTGGTTGTAAACTAAATCACAAAGTTTTTGGCTTGATTTTACATTTATCTGGCCGATACAAGAGTCTTTAACCTTCTCTAGTATTTCGATAGCCTTTTCGTTCTTTTCCGCGAAAACCTTAACCTTTTCATTATTCTGGTAAAGCCCACATATCTGAGAAAATAGTGCTGGCCCAAGCATATCCATCATCATTTGGAAAGTGCCCTCGACTTGCCAGTATTCTATTTCCTCTTTTAGATATTCGTATATTTCATAGGTCAAACAACAATCTTTCCCATTATAAACGTAGAAAGCCTCCCAATCGACTATCTTACTTTTTTGTAAATCCTGGATAATTTCTTTCCCTTCCTCCTTCCAATAGACCTCGTTAGTAAAAAATGAAGCATAAAATGCTAAAGATTTGGGAAGAGTAGGAAAAACGCTATGTCCAGCAATCATTGTGTCAAAAGCTACATTGTTGTTTAATATCTTATAAAAATAAGCGTTATGAAAAACGTCATAAAGAGCATTGTGGAACATTTTGGGAGTGGACGATTTTGTAAACTCTCCTATAGCGCGTAAAACTTTAGGATCAGCACACATATGACGAGTCAACACACAAGATTGTGACTTCGAAGTAGCGACTCCATAAGCCACAAGGACTTTCCCAGCAGTTTCAATATCCACGGAGACTATATCAGGTATATTTGTGATAGATTTGAGAAATGCTATAGCTTCATGGGGTTTGCGTAAGACTTTCACGTTACGTTCAGGATAAATGATGTCTGGATAGGCGCTTTCTCGAACAGCTTTTTCTAAATCACTTTTTAAAACTATATCAAACCTTTGGTTACCTTTAAATATATTCCCAGGATGCACCATACCTATAACTTTTTGGCCCGGAATCAAGGGAGATTCCATAACAGCGCCTCTATATTTCATAATCCCACTTTTACCAGTTATAGCAAAAAAGGCATCCGCGCCTAAACAAAGAATTACGTTTGGTTTCCAATAACTAATATCTTTAAATAGCTCTTGAGTACCAAATTCTTTGGCTTTTCTGGGGAGAAGAGAAAATTCATCTCTTGGTGGTCTTTGGTGAGCGACATTAGTTACATAACAATCATCTAGTTCAATTCCAACACGACGACACTTAGAACGGAGATGTTGTCCTTCCATCCCTATGAAAGGTTTCTCTTGTTCGATTTCACTTTTACCAGGAGCCATACCTACAACCATTATATTGTTGTAGTTTTTTGGTAAATGACAGATTTTACGCATTATTCCTGAAAACCTCCAAGGTAGCGTACACAACTGAAAAAACACCAACAACAGGCCAAAAAATTCCCAATACAAAGCAAGGAATGCCACCGCCTTCTAATTCATATAAAAAACAAGTAAAAACAAAAAGACCTGTGAAATAAAGCAGCAAGACTAGATAAATCATTTCTTTTCCTCCAACCACTTCATAGTGAAACTTTTCCCATCTTCTATATTAGCCTCATATTTTTCACAGCCTATCCAACGACGTTTTGTTAGAAATGCCGCACGAAGAGAAGATAGACCTCCAGCAAAACCATCAAAAACAAGATCTGCTTCGTTAGAAAATATTTTCATAAATTCTACTATAAGCGACTCCGGCATCTGTGCTCTGTGGATACGATCTTTTCTGACTATTTCATGCGGAAAATAATTAGCACATCCCTTAATGGATAACTCTGGATTACCTTTCCAAGCCAAAACAGCAAATTGTGTAGCACTCCCGGGTTTGAGATGCGGTTGTTTTGTTTTTCCAGCTGTTCCCATTTTTACCCAAATAAGCGGTATGGCCGATGTTTTGAAACCAGAATCATGTAACCACGTTCTTATTTCCGCGAAAAGGTTAAAATCGCACCACATGACCATATATTTATTGTTTTTGAGTACCCTGTATAAATGGGGGATAATCGTTTTTAGGAGGGAAATAATTTCTTCTGGTTCATCGTCATAAGGTATGTCATAATAATCGGTGTCGAGAAGTTTATCGTAATTTATAGCGAACGGGGGGTCGATAAAGATGAAATCGATTAATTCGTCTTCCAATTGTGGGAGGTACTTTTCAATAGGAGAAGCAGTTACATTTGAGAAATATTTTTCTATGTTACCGGTATATTTAACTTTTTTGGCTTTTGTTTTTCTTACAATGTCAAGCGCGAAGTTCTCGTTTTCTCTTTTTATCCTATTGAGACACTCTGTGATGGTTGTACAATCTTTGACGAGATGAAGATTTTCATTGATAAGTAACATTCGTGATACATAAGAAACATCACGTCCTATTCGCTTTGCCGTGTGTGATAAAGACCAACCTTCTGTCACATTGCCTTGTATAGCTTTACCGTGGTGTTTGATTCCTTGAGTATGGATGTCTTTAATTAGACAAGATTTTTCTTGCACTGTAAAATCCTCTCGATGGTCATTTTCTTCTAACTGAGAGACTAAAGCATCGACAGAAGGATTTATGATGAAATGTTTACCTTGTTCAAGTTCTGTATAGCCACAAAAATCTCGTAAAGCTCGAAGCCTTCGACGACCTGCACAAACCTCAAAACCTTTAGGAGTTTGTTTTACTAGAATAGGTTGATGCAGACCTGTGTTTCTGATAGAAACGCCCAAATTTGTTATGTCAGTTTCTTCAAAACGGTAATCACTTTCTACGTAGAACTGTTCTATAGGAATCTTCATGACTAGCTCCAAAAAATAAACCACTCCCCACCAAGAAGGTGAAGAGTGGTTCCGGAAAGTTTAAGAAATTTTGTCGATTTTCGAGATGTTATTACCGCTACGTCCAGGAGGCGCGCCTTTTTCGCCTTCGGGGATAAATTTAACAGTAAGAATGGCCTCTAGACCTTCAAACTCTTTTGTGTCCAGTTGCACACCTGATTCGATTCCCACCAACTCGCAATACTGCTTGACTTTCCAGTCGGTTTCGAGAAGAACATTATCGGGGATTCTTCTTCCAGCGTATTCACCAGAAGTAATTTCCCACCAAAAGGTCAACATGTTCTTCCCAGACTGCGATTTCTTAAATTCTACTCCTCCGGGATTAATCTTCGCCTCATACTGATCGGTCGGTAAGGCCTCAAATCCACTCTTTACATCTTTAAGGTCATAATCGAGATCAACTTTCATTTTTACTCCTTTTCAATGGTTTTCTGTTGGTCCTCCGGGGGCGTCCAGTTAGGGGGCGGGAGTTCTCTGCCTAACGCTTGTTCGAGATAAGGCTTCATTTTAGCAAAGGTAGGAAAACTAATGTCAGGAATGAGACATCGACTACCGGCGTCGGTGTTGTCGTCAGGAATAGTCTGGAGCTTCCGGATGACCTTTCTTTCGTTCCGAGTGCCTTTAATCTCATTGTAAAGATAAAGATGGTCAGTAACTAGAGAAGGCAAACGGTGTCGCTTGTTGGTTTTGATTAAGATATAACGTTTCTTGTCACCTGTTAAGTCATCTTCTCTCACCTCCTCATGCGCTATAATGATTACTGAGCATTTTCTTGTGCCGTCCCATAAAATGTCTTGTAGTTCTTCCAACTCGTTTATGTATTTGTTCCACTCGTCCCAGCCGAATTTTTCTTTTTTGCCTGGTTGAATATAATTAGCTATATATTCACCTGCACGAGATAAATTATCTATAATAACTGTATCATCGCCGCTCAGTGTCTTACACCAAGAACGTAGAAGTTTTTTGGCTTTTAACCATGCTGGTTGGGTGGCCATTTTCTGCATCTTGACAAGTTCTAGAAAATCGGGGTCGGTGGTCTCATTCTCGTCGATGTTTACAGTTTGTACATCAAAGTCTAAGTTAAATTTCGCGCGTAGCCCTCGAACACTCATTAACGCTTGAGGATCAAGTGTAACAAAGTGCGGGTTGGGATATTGCGAGGCAAGGACAGTTTTACCAGTTTTATACGGCCCCCATAACATGTGACAGAATGTTGTATCTTTTTCGTCTGTCATCTTCATGATTCTTCTCCTTTCCTAGAAACTCATCCCTTGAATTTTCTATAAACCCCATTACCATTCTAGCTCCTTTTGCGCTTCTGAAATGTCATAACAGTTATTGATGACCTTTTTCCTTATCTCCGGGTTAGAAATGCAAATATCATAATATTCACACTGGCGGTTGTAGTCATAACAAGCCCCACTTGTTCTAGGAATGATTTTGTCCGTTACACATTTCTTGTAGAAGTCTTTCCAGTAAGCGAATTCTACCATCCATTCTGATATTTCGTCATCTGAGTATCGAACGCGGGTGAAACTTACATTGATTGAATTTGGGTCTAAATTGCACAAAACAAATTGCTTGGCACCGTATTTCTCTTTAGCCCCAATGTAATAAGATATGAACTGATCGACAGGTTTTGTTACTAGGTAATAGGGATTGGTAGTTTTTAACTCTATAAGAGTTAATTCGCCATCCTTCTTGGCCACTAAATCAAATTTACCTTTCCATACATCTTCGTCTATAGGGAAAGTAAAATATTCTTCAGAAGAAATAAGCTCGTAGTCAAATTTATGGTAAAATTGCCTTACAAGACAAAGTGCTGTTTGTTTGCTTTTTGTTCTTCCGGGGGGCCATAAAAGTCCCTCTAAATAATCAACAGCATCTTCGAGGGATTGAGTTAACGAAAGCTCCACGCCTTTATGAACCGCTTTACCGAAAAACAGGTCGGAGTTTACTTTCTCTCCTTTTTTAACTAGCCCTAGTTCATACTTATAGAAAGCCTTTGCAACGCAGCGTTTCGCTTCGCTGACCTGAGATGATCGAAAAATCATTTGATGCCTTTGTTAAGGAGATTTTCGAACTCTATGTCTTTCTTTTTCTTGGCGGCTACAGATTTTTTCGTTGTAGATTTCTTTCGACCTTCTCGGAGTTTTTCTTCAAAACGGTCGATCTCTTTTAGTTCAAGTTTTTCTATCATGTCTTGGATTTCTTGCTGGGTAAGCTCAGTGATGTCTTTACCATTTAAGAGATCTTCGAAACGCATTTTTTACCTTTCTTGGTAGAAATTTAGAGGGTTATCCGGGGGTGGTCAGGGATCGGCCTGTCTGGTGTCTGGTACATGGTTGGTCTCCTTTCGCTAGAATCGGCGCTTCCGGGTAATGCTTACGTACTATGTCAGCACACTTCGCCTGTGCCTGATCCTCTTTGCCGTGGCTTGCGGCATTGGCGGCATAGGCGGCGGCATAGGCAGCGACATGGGCTGCGGCATAAGCGGCATCGGCGGCGGCATCGGCGGCGACATGGGCTATGGCACAGGTTGCATAGACTGTGGCATAGGCGGCATCGGCGGCGGCCAGCACATCCGACAACAAAACACTCTCCTCTCCCCGCGCCCATTTTTCCGCAGTTTCTATGGCAATACGGGGCCTATTTTCGCCCTCCGGCACATACGACAACGTCAACCTTGCACACTCACAAACGCACAAAATAAGACGTTTCCTACTGTCTGACTCAGGCGATCCGGACAACTTTCCAAGCAACCAAAGCATCCAATCGCTCCGAGTGCAATCCTGCCATGCGGATTCAAGGGTTTCGTGGTTTTTCTCACACCAATCCACGGCCTCTTCACATGCGTTCATTTCTTTGAGTTGTTCGATGTATGTCATTAGCTATCCTCCCAAGCACATCAGCAATACGGCTCCCGCGTAGAGGAGGACGAACAAAACTATCCCCCCTATAATATCCCTCAGCCACTCCAATATCGGTCGTTCGCGATGCATGGCTACTCCTTCCTGAATGTGTATTCCTGCCTGCCTTCCATTCCATCCAAGAGACGCGAAGAGATAGCGGTCATTGCAAAGCCAATCTTCGCCGCATCTTCGGAGTCAAACTCCGCCCCATCCCCCGGCAGCCCGTCAATCACTGCGATTGGCTTGCCGTTGCGGTCTTTGGTGAGTGTTGCGGTGATGGTGTGCATGGTGTGCCCTTCCTTAAAATTTGGAGGAATGGGAGAAGCCAGAAACTCCCGGTTATATTGTGGTGCGGTGCAACCCTGGCTTTTTGATTTTTCCTCCGGGTTAAAATGGATGCGGGAACCCTGCGCGCCGTCCAACCCGCAATCCGTGGCGGCCCCTATCGTCGTAGCGGTAGGGGGATGGTGTTGTGGCCCCCGCCATAGGTTTAAGGGCCTCCGTATTTAGCCCTCCACGCCTCGCCAATTTTGACACCGGGCCAGTGTCTCCCTCTTCAGGAGGCTTGTGCATGGATGCTGTTCAACCTGGGCGGGTCAGGTGTTGCCCAATCTTTATTCCCGGCCACAAATTGTGAAAGAACTTGGTAGCGGGAGGTGGACTCGAACCACCATACGAGACTTATAAGACCTCCGAGTTGCCCTTACTCTATCCCGCTGGCAGAGATTTTTGGGGACAAAGGCTCTTTCACACCGTGGCAGACCGTTTCAACCACATAAAGTACCTTTGCCCCCAAATTGAACTACTCTTCGCCGAGAAGGTTGATGATGGTATCCCAGTCACTGTTCCGGAAAGCAGTCTGAACGCCGTCCTTCAGCTCCGGATCAGAATTAATATCCGTAGCTCGTTCAAACACAAGACCGAGGGCGCGTTGCTTCTTGGAGCTTCTCCCTCCACCTGGTTGATACCCATTCACAATCTCCTCGACCTCTTCCTGAGTTTTCCCTTTACGGAAGGCTTCGCGTCCGAGATTCTGAATACGAACGTCAAGACCTGATTCAAAAACGTCCCAGGCACCTTCACGTCCCAAAACCTCTTCTGCCTCTTCGTAGTTTTCGGGATAACGCTCATAGGAAAACTCCCAACTCTCGCCTGTTGATGCTGACTTTACCTCAAACTTCTTGTTCTTCATGCTAGCTCTCCTTTGTTTTAGTTACGTTGGTAATATACCAACACATGAAATTGATTCAACGTTAAACAAATTACGTACATTTAACGTTTTGCAATGCGTATTTTTTAACGCATGGGAAAACAAAATGTCAAGCGATTTAAAACCGTAAAATGATTTTACCGGGTGAGTTTATCGCGTCCATGAAGCGGTCATAAACCGGGCCTGTCATTATGTTTTTTGCCACCGTTGGATTCTTTGGAATATCGCTTTGAGATCGTATTCCAGATTCGTAAAGACGTACTGCACGTTTTCTTCCTACACCGGGGATGGATACTAGTTCAGTTAAATCTTCTGACACACCATTCAAAAGCATATGCCTTATACTTTCTACGTAAACGTCATTAACACCAGCTATAACAAGACCCGATAACCAGCGTTCAAGATCAGCGACAATAGGTGGGATGACTACATTTGCAGACACAGAAAGTTCTTCTCCTCTTAACCACTGCCGTAAGCAAGTCGCGATGATTGTTTGGTGAGCATGGGGCATTTGAACAGCTGTTTTTTCAATATCTTCAGGAATAAAGCATGGATATGCATAGGAGGGGATATTTGCGAAAGCCTTGGCGAGTTCTGTTGGGTCTTTTGGGTAATCGCACAAATTAGCGACAAGTGCGTAAAGATCATAAGGGTCGATGTACATAAGTGCGGAGGCTTTGCCTATGTTACTCACCGACAAAACACCATTAAGATTTCGTACTATATCATACTCGACTAGCTTATCTAAATGTTTCGCTATATCTAGCTCACCATAGAAAGACTTTTTAAGGAAGGAAATGATGTCCTCGTATTGCATCTTTTCTCGATAAATGAAAGAGACAATATGGAAATGAAGTCTTTGATCTAACACACTCTCTACCGGGGGGATATGAGTTACTTCCTCGTAATATCTTTTAGCATGATGACGTTTGAACACATAAAAAACATGACCTTCGGTAGAATAACCAAACCTTCCTGCTCTTCCCGCCATTTGCTGTACATCTATAGGCCAAACTTCGACAGGTCCACGTTCTCCACCAGCTATAACGACAATATCGGCAGGTAGATTTCGTCCCCAAGCAAGTGTCGAAGTGCTGACCATTCGATAGATTTTTTTAGTTTCAAATGCTTCTTCCAGCCCCGCCTTTTTGTTTTTTGCTAATTTTGAGTAATGAAAAGGACATTTGAGAGCACGGGATAGCGTGTGACCTTTCCCAATAGAATGTACGAAAACTAGTATCTGTTTCCCAGGAAATCTTCTTTCAACCTCTTCCACAGTCTCGACAACTTTGTCGTTAAGATTCCATTCTTTATCCCCGGAGACAACGAGATTGTGATAGAGTTGCACCGGACGCCAGTCGCTTTCCACTACTTCAGTGTGTTTGTCGTTGAGGCGAGTCAACCATTCACCGAAGAACTTTGCGTTGGGGATCGTGGCTGATAACAATATTATTTTGGCTTGTGGGTTTTGCTCTGCGAAACGCATTAGACCAGTTTCTAGCGCGTCCCCACGACCTGGAGAACCGAGGAGATGAGCCTCATCAACGACAAGAGCTCCCACTTTGCGTATCCAGCTTTTCATTCCACGTGTCTTGCTATCGAGGGCTTCTGTAGTCATCAAAATAAGCTCTTGCTGAAACGATACAGGACGACCATAATCTGAGGTGACTATTAGCATGGAATAGGGATGCGAAGACCAGGCACGTTTTTTCTCCTCTGTGAGAGATTTTAGTGGGGAGAGGTAGATTGCCTTGTGGCCCTGTTCTATAGCTGTGAAAAGGTATTGCTCGGCTACGAAGGTTTTTCCGCTGGACGTGGGGGCTAGAACTACCAAGTTGCAGTCATTACCTAAATATTTTACTGTAAGTTCTTGTAGTGGGTTGTATTTTATTTCCCGATGAAATTGAGGTTTCATTCTTTTCCTCCTTGGATGAATTCCAACAACACAACATAAATAGTAAATGTATCTAGCCCGGTTTCCCGAGCTAAATACGCGATCAAAATTCTAAATGCCTCAACCCTAGACCAATCGTTCATCTTTTGTTTTAGCCTCGATTAATGCGATAGTACAACGCATCTGTGGAATAGTTACTTTGTGCATGTAAGCATTTTTAAGTTTCTCAAAAGTTACATCCGAAAGAGAAACATAAGCGCGGAAAGCTCTGGGACTTACGGTTCGGGCCAAGGTGTCTAGTACGGAGTATAATTCTTCTGTATGCCCAACGTGAGCAAAAAATAAACCATTTAAAAGAGACGCCACAATAGGGAAGGACGATTCCATGTTCTCGGCCTTTAACGCCCCTTTGATGAACTCTCGGATTTCATCTTCATAGCGAAGAGCGGTGTGTAAATCTCCGTACTTCTTTGCGTCTAATATTTCTTGTTTAGTTTGTTCGTAAAAAGTCATCTAGTAAACCTCCCTTTTGAGTCGCGAGGAAAAGCTTTTGATGCTAAAGACATCTCTTTTCTAGCACGCTCTGTCCAACCTACATCCATTTTTGGAATAGGTTTGGGCGACACTTCGACAGCGAAAGCTGGGGGAACAAAAACAGGTTTGTTTAAAAATCCTTTTACTATTTTATAGGCAAATTTAGTTTCTGTTATTAGGAATTCAGCTCCTTCTTCTGGATCATAGTAAGATTCTCCATCATGTAGATAAACTCCCCCTACTACAACTCCATGAAAAGCCTCAACAGGAACAAATTGCCACCAACAAGAAAGTCGTCTAAAACCAGACATTTTCTTTTTTCTGATATATTGACCATCAACCCTAACACTCGTTCCTATTGGTAAATATTCCATCATTTCCTCCTTATTTGTGACATGCAAATTAGATAGTGATTATCTCAGGGAAGCAAAAAAGTTCAACACCTTTATAATCCACGGCGCGTTTTCCTCTTACTCGATGAATTAAATCTACAATTCCCTGCGCCACAGTTTTCCCAGCTCCCATAGGCATGTAAGATGATTCTTCAGAAATTTTTATGTATATCTCATTAAGATAAACTACCCAAGGAGATCCAGGTTCTTTTTTAGCGACTAAAGTGGTTTGATATTTCTCAAGAAGATCGTAAAAGTTCATTTTACACCTCCATTGGTTAATTCATGCCAATCAACTTTGGGGCGGATTTTCTGGAACACCCAAAAATAGCTGTGATATTTTCTTGCATGTTGTTGTGTACGTTGCCAATCCGCGACCATCCTTGTCTTATGCACATAGATGAAGAGATCTTTTGGATAAAATCCTATACTAATCGCCCAATTATGTATGTACACATGCGAAAAGTATTGTTTTCCGCTTGACACTTTATCTTGACATTTAAAGACAAGAAAACCCCCAGGGGCTAGCACTCTATAAAATTCCATTAAAGCATCACTATAAAAAGAATGTAAAGTTTTTTCATCATTAAAAACCGTAAAACGTCTAGCAATTTCATTGCCCGAGGATCCCCGTAAGGATGGGCCTCTGGTCGCCAAAAATGGTGGATCAAAAATGATACTTCGGATAGTGCCCGTTTTATAAACCAGCTCCCGGCAGTCCATTTCAATCACATCCTCGGTTTGTGGCCTAACATCACTTTTTAAAGTTGGTTCTGGAACTTCACCTTTGTAGAAATTCCCTGTAGAGTATGTCGGGTCGAGTGTAAAGTTACTTAACCCGCATATCTCTAAAATCGCGGTCAAACATTCATCATGATTCTCGTAAACAGTTTTAATCACTTAAAATTCTCCTTAAATCATGTACACGTCTATACATTGTCAATTCACAGCAACCGAGTTTTTTTGCTGCGTCTTTTATTGTGTTTTCTGACAATAAAATGTTCAAAGTTTCTTGTTCCCGTGGGAAGCTGGACAATTTGTTAATAACGTCAAAAAAATCTACACTATTAGACTCAACCTCTTCCCCAAAATGTTGTCGATTTTCACGACGAAGCCAATCCAACATTCTACATTTCATTCGCCAAACAACGTAAGCTTTTTTCTCTTTTTGAAAGTCCTCTTCTATGGCGGCTAGAACCGCCGTGGAGATACAGTCCTCCTCGTCAAACGGTTCTAGCCTTAAAGATTTGACCGCTATCCGCGCATAATCAAAAAGGTACATCTTCTGCCTCATCTTTCATAGCTCGACGAATTCCAGGGAAATCATCGTAGAGAATGGACAGTAATTTTGTTCCTGTGAGTTGACCTTTTAGACGTGTTTTTATCTTTTTCTTGAAGAAATTAAGTGTCATTTCTTTTTTTGATATTTCTTTCTCTTCAACAGATTCAAAAAGTTTCTCAATTCTATGATAAACGAGAGAATTTTCTACTAAACCATTCACCCCCGCATAGCCGTGTTCTGAACATTCATCTGTGAGGATATGAAAATCAGAACCACGTTCATTACATTCTCCATGTTTTTCACCATATTCACATTTCCAACACATTAGAGCACCTCCTGCGCGGAGATATTTAACGCAAAAAGGGCAGCAATGTACAGCGCTTTGCATGCTCCCCGCGACAACGTAGTTGCTCATATGAAAAAAGATTTCTTTAGCGGCTTCTTTGTCCCACTTCAAGATATATTTCGAATCTATAAGGGTGAAATATCTAGGCGACGATATGTCTGATAGGTCCAAAGCTACTTGTTTAAGTTTCATATAAGAGATTATCTTTTCTCTATAGTCTACCTCTAATTTACTCATCATCGACTCCTATCTCTTTTAAAAAGTCATTATAACGTTCTGTTTGGACGTATTCCTCAGGATTTTCTACATCCAAACCTTTCACAAGAAAAATCTCGAACCACTCAGGCTCCTCAGGAGAAATAGGTCGACCTCCCGGCCCATCACGAATCGGGCCGAGAGGACTATGGTGGAGATAAAATACTTCAACTTCTTTTTCATCTAACCAAACAACACTTCGAGTTAACTTTTTCATATCGACTAATCCTTTTCTATCACATTTAAAACTTTGGAAGAGCCTTCCAGAGAAAAACTTACGGTGTGGGATTCTTCGTAAGTCTCATAACGAATTTTTACTTCATTTCCGCTCTTCAAATCTTCAAAAGCGGCGTCAGATAGAAGGATAAAAAATGTTCCTTTGTGGCGAATTACTCTGAATTCTTTAATTTCACCATTATCAATCTTCATGTCTACAGAATCACCAGTAATGAAATTATGGTTAGGTATCAAAACCCCCACAAATCCTAGCTCAGGAACATTACTGACTCCAAAAAGATTCCCGATGCCTCGCGTGTATGCGAAACCTGTGTTGAGATCGCCCATCTCATTTGTCATACGTTTATAGCGCCATTCACCAGCCCAGACGGTGGTGGACATAAAAACTACAAGAATAAAAATAAGATACCTCATTTGTGGCCCTCCCCTAAAAGAAAATAGAAAACAATTACGAATAAGATTACTATTAGCTCAATCATTTCCCAAGAAACCCCCAGTCAGTTTTTTCGATGTGTTCTATCATCATGTTTATCCCCTCAAAAAATGCTTCATCAACATTCCTCTTCCTACCCCAGAGCGCCATGTTTGTTTTACTGACAATAGCTTGTTTCAAGATATGTTCTGAAAATCCCGCTTTTTTGGCGGCGCTATTAACAGTTTCCTCCAACATCTGAACAGCGTGGCCCCGTTCTTGTCGTTCCTCATAACTTGTATGAAGTGGGATGTCGAGCCAATCGTCTAGTTTTTTTGTTGGAACCTCAACAAGCGAAGGTGAGTTTAGACCATGTTTCATGAAGGCAAACGAGAGGGTAATATAATAGGGTATACCGAGAAAATAATCAGAAAGCGAAGATTCTTTTGCTTCTGGAGTTTCTCTAGTAAAATGCTCGTAAATATAGAACCCTTTTGTACATATATCTTTAATTTTATCTGCGAGTTCTACATTGTAGGTGAGTGCGTAGTACATATAACGTTTTGGGAGTTCTATTGCCGGGATAGAAAAGTTGCCTTTGGCGCGAATCATCGCTTGTAAGCGATGTTGGCCATCTATCACAACAAATTTTTCGTCAATAACAGCCACAAGAGGGGGCGCGAAAAATCCTATCGAAATGCTTTTGGCTAGCTTTTTAACGAAATTGTCGCTTTCCTTTCTTTGAAAAGGAGATAGTTCGAGTTCGAGTGGAGTCACCATCCAAATACGACATTCTATCCCGTGGACTGGTTCGGTGAATGTTGTGAGAAGTTCTGCCATTTTGGTCCTCCTTTTTTGGTTTGTGTTCGTCCATGCCGAAATGTTTTCTTACGATATTAATACGTCTTATCAAACCACCAGAACACAATCAACTGTTCCGCTAAATTTCATTCCTCTTAGAAAATTTTTGGATAAGTTCGTACTCATAGGGAGAGATTAAAAGATTGATAATAAAATCTGCTGGGTGTGGTGAATCAACTAAACCAGCCGCACTAGCAACAAAAGATTCATTATTCTTTGTTTTGTACTTAACTAAACGTGGATGTGATCCAGATTTGTATTGGGCTAATACTTGTTTCGCTCTACCTTCAGCTTTTGCCCGCCCAATTTTCTTGATAAACCGATCTTTGTCACTACAATAAGTTTGGCCTAACGCAACAACCCCACCTTCAACAATAAAACACCGAGTTGCGTAGGGGTGATTTTTCTCGTCTCTTTTGTAAATGAAGATTTTCATTTTAGTCCTCCTTAGTAATTTCATCAAAGCATATCTCACACAAACCACTTATTCTATACTCCACCCTTCCCGCAGACGAATAACATCGAGATAATGCTTCCTCCCCACAACTAAGACAAATCCCTTTCTCGATTGCCTCGTCTCTTGTCATACCAAAGAGTTCTTTTTCTAGACGCTTCATTTCCATGATTCCTCCTCATCTACATCGATTACCAAATCTATTCCTGAGGGTAGTTGATCGGCATATTCTCTATCAGTCACCCACCTAACATTGCCCTCCATTGTTGGTTGAAAAGCATCGAGCGGTAGTTTTGTTGCAATCCAAACCACAACATAATCACAACCTGGATTTTCTATAGCTATCTCATACACTTTCTTCATAAGACCTTCCATTCCAAATAAAAATAATCGGATTTTTATCTTCAAACCGCTCGCCTTTTCTGATCTGAAAACCACAATAATCAGGATGAACGGTTCGTTGGAACTTTCTCATTTGAAATTTCGTATCCTCGATCATGGACTCTAATCTTAAACGCCCATCAAGAACATGAACACCTTCACTACCCAAAGCAGTCACAGTGTTCCCTTTCAAATCAGTGGTCAAAAACTCCGCATAATACTTCATGATTCCTCCTCAACTATTTGATTTTGGATACGCTCTAACTGAGCATAAAGCCAGTCTCTTTTTGTATGAAATGTCTTTATTATTTTTCCACAGATAGAACATTGTATATGCCAGTACCGATGAAAATCACCAGTCAGTGTTGTGTGGCAATATTCTTTAAAAACCAATTTTTTGTCTGGATGGGTGCATTCCAGTTTTTTGATTCTCACCGACATTTCTTCAACTTTTTCATCCAGACTTTTAATTTTTGACTTGAAAAACATGATTATTCTCCTTTCGCTATAAAATCATTGTATCTAATTCGTATTTAAATCGTAAATCCGCGATCTATATATTCTTCGTGTCGAATTCTTTTTACTATATTTCCAATAAAATCATGAGGGCCGTCACAAGCCCTGATCGCTACTCTATCATGAAACTCAATAGCTTCTTCATCGTTTTTAATATCGAACGTTACTTGGAAACTTTCTGATCCTGTAGTTCTGATAAATACACGCATTTGGTCCCCCTTTCATCTAAACTATCTCTTTCTCGTTATGACCTTATCAGACCTTCTCCACCGACTTCTTCAACACAAAGTACTAACCTTCCATCGCCAGTAGCATGACCGTGGATGGTCACTACTTCCCTGGATTCTCCTCTATCCTTTATGTAAATTGTCTGAAAAAATCCACCATGTTTACCACGAGGCCCACCCCTGAGTGGAGTTTTTCGTCCATCTATTTCCGTTTCAATCCAGAAATTTTCCATAAATCCTCCTACACGACTTCAACGTCTTTTTCTTCGGCGAGTTTTACTATCTTTACTTCCCCGACTATATCGCCTGGGTGTATAGTAAATTCACCACCACCTAGATTACACAAAACAAGTTTAACTTCGCCATAATTTTCTTTTGTTAATGTTGTGGGGTTTAAGAGGATAATCCCATGTTTAGACGCAAGTCCAGAACGACCTGAAATCTCGACACCAAAACTTCCCTCGATAAAAATTTCTATCCCTACTGGGACAAGAAGCCTAGGCACCGAAAATCCTATCCCGCCAAAAACGCTAGACAAGGTGACCGGTTCGTAGATCGCAGCTCGGAGCTGGAAGATATTTGAGATTTTTCCTCCTTGATAATTAGGTAGTTTCTTTATTTTTATCATATTATAATCTCTTCTCGATAAGTTTTGCTAACATTTCCGATTGCTGAGCTTCAAATTCTCGAGTGCAATCCCCCGCGTTACTAGCTATGTGCGCTAGTTCGTGAGCTATTGCAGTGATTCTCTCTAATCTTTTCCCCGGCAAAGTCAAATTATCGTTTATCCATATTTCATTTCGTCCTGCCTGACCTTCTGGAGCTTCATTGAAGTTTTTGAAGAAGCGAACCTTAGCTGTCACATTCAACAAATCTTGAATTTTGGCGCCCTCTTCATAAAACTTCTTGTCAGGAAATGTTTCAACGAACGAGTCTTTAGTCTCAACAACTTCTTCAGCTTTTTGTATTCTTAGCTTGTCGAAATCAAGGCTTATAGGTACTGGATAATACCCTTTAGCATACGCTGTTTGGTTAATCGCTTGATTTCGACTTGCGATTACTGCTTTATCACCATACTTATTATAAAATACTTCTTTATAGATTTCCCGTGATGTATCTTTAAGATGGTATGGTGTTAGGAAGCATTTTGTTTCAAACAAATTAGAGTTCTCGAACATTTTTTCTATAGCTTCCCTTCCTGGAGGTTGGTCAGAGAGAAAATTACCTACATTCCAGCGTACATCCCAGGGGTTTATTATAGACCTATCTCTATTCATATTCCCGATATGTAAATTCCAGTCGAATAGTGCTTCTTCTTCCCTTTCTTCTACGAAAACACCTTTATTGTATATTCTGAGGGCGTTTTTGTTGTACTTTGGGAGCATAGTTTTGGTTGCGTCACAAAATCTTCCCTCGATGATATTGGAGATATTGTGGAGTTTTATATCTACAACACATCCTTCTTTACCTTTACGTCGCGCGTCTATATTAGCGTGGAGAACCCGTTCTAGAAGTCCTTCGACATGAAGCAAAGCAAAGGTTAGAGTTCCTTTAGGCGTCTTTGCGACTAAAGAACCTCCCATCCGAGTCGCTACCAGGGCGGCTAACTTAAACCCCTCCCCGAATTGGCCTATCTTGGATTCATCGTGCATCTTTGTAGATGCACCGATAGTCATTAATTCTGCGAAAGATGGAGAGGCGCTTGTAGATACCCGTAAATGATCTCCGGCTAGCTTTACTATTTTATAACTTCCCGTATCCATAGCGTTGCAAATAACTTCCCTGGCCACTTCCCATTCTTTCCATTCTAGTACGTAGTTTTCGCTTATATTCATATTAACTGTAGGCATCTTTTTATTCTCCTATATAAAGATTAACTTTTATCTCTTTTTACTGATTAACCTAAAAAACGGATAATCTTCTTTTTCTTCAAAGGCTAATCCAGCCTTGTGGAGTAACGTCGCCACCTCATCAACTTGTCCTTTATACAACAAGTAGGAAAGAAGAGGCACCTGTAAGTTTTCTGGTGGTACATAAAGACTACAACGTCTAGTTGCTCCAACCAACCCTTTACAACGCGTTTTCGTTGCACAGTTGTTGCAATTTGCTCTCATACCTTCAAGATAACTATAATCTTTAGCCATTTTGCTTCTCCTTTTTACGTGAGTTTTATATGACGACTTTTGCTTTTCCCCCCTTTAGGTATGGGAGGTGGATCATAGCAAATCTCCCAGTCTTTGTAGATTGCGCTTTTCACGCTATCCCCCCCATAATTTGTCTGACAACTTCTTTATCTTTCTCGGAGAGGTTTTTGAAAGACTCCATCTCTTCGAAATTGGCAGGGCGTTTTTTGCGAGGTTGTCGAGGTTGTTTCTCTGGAACCTCTTTAACCGCTTTGTACTTATAAAACCATTCTCGTTGGCGTTCCTCCAGCTCTCGTTCTTTCTGAGCCAGCTTACCGGCATGTTTCGCCAGGGCTTGCTGTTTTTTGAAAAGCGCGATTTTTTCGCGCTTCAAATCCTCTAGCTCTATAAGTATTTGGTTCCATTCTTCTCTTTTCACAACTCCCCCTAATAATTTGTTACATTCAAAATGCTAACATTAAAGAACAGACAAGCCACAGGCTAACAACGCCTATCACTGTCCCAATTACGTAGTACAAAAAATTATTCATCCTTCTTTCCTTTGAAAGGTGTGTTTCACCGGGCGCTGGAATCTAAGCGGTCCGATCAACATATGCTGGGAGAGGCGTCTATCTAGGAGAGTTGAATGGGTAGCGAGATGCCATCCACTCGCTTGAAGACGGGTTTTCCATTTTTTGACTTTTTCTTTCCTCATTTTAGCCCCCTTTCTCTTTTGTACTCCTCGATCATTTCGGGAGTATAAATAATTGGACGTGAAGCTCGTTGTGCCCGCTGGGTTACTCGTTGTTTCTTCCTGCCTAGCGGGGGGATGTAACGAGAATGCTCGTTAATTGTTTCTTTATAGGTTAGGATTAGATCAACGTCGGGAATATGACTATTCATAACGTCTTATATCTCCTTATATATGCTTATTTCTGATAAATCACCGGCACAAATAGCTGCATAGCCTTCGCCCCAGACAACACTGCCTGACCGAGTCACGTCTACGAGAAAATCATTCACGAACAAGGCTATATGACCGTAGCCACTATCAACATATACTCTGGCTGATTCGGCTATAGCTTGGCAGTGCCAGATATAAGGTGAGTTATAGCGGAGCCATTCGTGATTCTCCATCTCAAGGCCTTTCCAAGATTGGTCTGCTATCATGTGAGGATGGTTTGGTAGACGTTGCCGTAGTTGGCCTAAGTGCAATGGTTTCATGTTACTTTCCTCCTTTCCGTAGATGACAGGAGGGCTGCTCCTGCCGCTGGGCTGTTGTTTCTCGGTTTGGTCCTCCATGATCCTTATCAAGCCCACACCGATCAAGTCAACGTGGTCTCTGGCATAACGGCGGACTTCCCCTGTGGCTTTGTAATGGGCTATATCAACCCCGCTCTTGCCTTCAGCGTCACAGAAGCGCCGGACTTGATAATCCGGCGCCGGATGTTGATCCCGCTCTTTATGCCTTCGATAACTTTCTAAGATCACTACACCACCTTCAACTGAGCAACATTCGTAATAATGTACCCAATTTATTCCATAGTGTGCTAATATCATGCCTTCGCTCCTGCTGCCGGGGGTTATTATTTTTCTGCAAACTCTGGGCCTGTTTTGTCATAACCTTCGCGAATACGAGCTATGACCATCTGGCCCTTGACGGTGTGTGGACAAGGCTTTATCAGGCCCAGCAAGGTCGCGTTGATGGCTCCGCCGATGGTTTTCGGATTGACGTATCCGAGACTGCAGCGGCGTAGGCTATAGCTGTAGTGTGGGCATGCTGGTTTGCTGGTACATCCTGTGCGTAGGGTAGTCATGGTTACTTTCCTCCTTCAAAAGAAATTTTTGATTTCTTCTAACTGGTCTCCATTAAGACCGTCAGAAACTTCCCAGATGTTTTTATACAACTCATCTGGGATTTCCCCCGAATCGTACAATCCCGCGCACATGGCCTGAGCGCAGAAAATATCTCCCTTTTCGAGATCCTTTAAAAGAGACTTTCTAACATCTCCCTCGAGGATCTGAAGAATAGGGAGGAATTTTTCTATGCCTGGGTATACTAACTTAACGCCCAGGTCTTTTATGGGAGTCCCTTTTGTGTGGTTCCCCTTTTTAGCTTTCCACCACAGCCCCTGATGGAGCCTGATGTACTCACCGTTGCAATCCCCACTGAAGGGATTCTTCTCCACGTATCCGTCGACCGTGGAGAAAATGAGAAGCTCACACCAAGAATCCGTGAGCTTCCGGTACTCTTCCTGCTGTTCGAAAGTCGCGATTATTCCGCGCCCTCCGAAAAGCTCTGCACTTAGTTGGCCTAACACATCTTTGTTCATAACGCCTCCTTTTTGCTTTTTGCGGTTAACAAATTAGTCCCATCGACTATCGACTCTCGACAAGAAATTTCGCCCTCGACATCGACAGGGAAAGAGTTTTATAGAGAGAGAAGTTTTCATGTTTGAGTTGCCTTTTGGTGTTTGGCGGGGCTAACCAAGTTTGATGGATCTACCGGGGTTAAGGCCATCTGATGAAATTTGATGAATCTTATGGGATTAAATCTGTCTATTGAAATAAGAAACGCCATGTGGCGTTTGATCCACCTAATGAAATTTGACCCGGCTAAGTTCAAGAAACATGCCAGGTTGACGGGCAAGAATGAAAAAGTTTTTTGTACCGTGAACAGTGTTTCGGTATGGATTTTGCCTAGCACAAAATATGCCAGACTGAGTAGCAGACCCGCTAGCAGGACGGGAAAAAATAGGTAGAAGTGGAGAAAGGCGTTTAACGCCCCTTGGGGGGAAAAATGTTTAACAATTCCGGCCATTTGACATAACCTTTTAATTTTATTATATATTTTTGACCGTTGATAACTTCTCGTTTTCACTCTGTATAACATTTTTTACTCATAATGTCAAGTAAAAAATTCAATGAAAACGCCTATTTACGGCTTCTAGCAAACTTTTTTCTAGACAATCCCCGGTAAATCTAGCAAAATCCCGCGGGATTTTGCAGGGAAAATATTTATAGTGTTTTCAGGGGTTTATG